TCAGCCCGCCCAGCGCGCGAAAAGGCCCGGGCCGTAGATATCCGACACCTGCGCCACCTCGACCGCCAGCCCCGTGCCGGCCCCGTCCTGCGCCTGCATCGCCGCACCATAAGTAAAGCCCGGCGTGTCCACCATCGCCTCGCGCAACACACCGCTCTGGTCCAGCACCCGCACCAGATAGCTCTCGCGCGCTTCGGCCAGGGGCACATCGGCCAGGTCCCAGCTGTCGCCATCCACCCGCGTGCGGCGGATCCAGCTCAGTTCAAGATCGCCGCCGGCCCAGCGTCCCCGCAGATGTGCCGGGCTGTAGGGCCGAAGGCCATTGCCGTCAAAAGCGTGTTCCTCATGGGTGTAAGACGGATCGCCCACCGGGCGACGCGCCGGCCCGACCCGGTAGTGCCGCGCCACCCGGCGTTGCGACGAGGCCAGGCTGATCTGTTGCGGCGCGCCGTCAAGCAGCACCACATATGACCCCGTGGGCCAGGTCTGCGGCATCAGCGCATCGGTGCCGAGCTGCCCGCGCAGCCGGTGGCTCAGCACCCAGGTGTCGGTGTCGATGAGCTGGGCATCGCGAAACTGGAACAGTTCCCAGCCGTCGGGCGTGCCATCGCCAATGGCGCAGAGATTGGCGCCGGAGAGAAGCTGCGCCTCGGTGACGGAAGAGAACATCCCGCTGGTCAGTCGCACCTGAAGCCCCGCCCCGCGGTCGATCAGCCCCGCCGCCGCCGCGGTCATCGCGCTCTCGGTCACGCCAAAGGTGGCCCGGGCGGCAAAGGTGTCGGACAGCGCGTAATCGGCATCCTGCGCCGAAGCATAGAGCGCCACGGTGCCCGGCCAGGGCTTGGCCACCAGCGCCAGATGCGGCGCATGCGGCACCTCGTCGCCGGACATCAGCGGCAGGTCCATGAACAGCGGCAGCACCGGCACCGGGGCCACAAAGGGCGTGACCGTTCCCGGATCCTCCGGCACATCCACCGGGTCGTAAACCTCGGGCTCGATCCGCACCGCCTCGATGATCTGTTCGCGCCCGGTCTCCATCCGGTCGACGCGATAGAGCGCACGGCCCGCCTCCTCGGGCAACGAGACAATATCGCCCGGCCCGATATCGAGCCGCGAGGGCGGTAGCGCAAAACGCGCCTGTTCGCGCGCCACCCGCGCCTCGGCCAGCCAACGCTCGACCGTCTGCCGCCCCTCGGCGCGGGTCATTACCAGCGGCATCTCGCTGCGCGAGACCGCATGGGTCGCGTCGTCCGGCAGCACCGCCTCTTCTGCAATGGTCTCGTAATCGCCGTCCGAGCGGATGAACTCGAGCCGCACCCGCCCCGCCATCTCGGCCTCCGAGGCGCGGCTCTGCATCAGTATGCCGTCGAGATCGGGGCTTTCGGCGAGCCGCTCGGCATCGATCACCTTGGCGGTCTGGCCGTCACGCATCCGGAAATGCAGCACCCCGTCGCGTTCCACTGCATCAAAGCCAAAGCGCAGCATCAGCGGCTGCAACAGCCGCCGCATGTCGCCACTGTCGGCCGCGGTATAGCCCCGCACGAAGCCATGAAGGTGCGAGACGTCATACGCCAGCACCCCGGCCTCTTCGCAGATCTCCGCCACCAGCCGGGCCAGCGACAGCCCCGAGACCCGCCCGTTGAGCCAATGCCCCCGCATGTAATTGCCGCTGTCGCTCCAGAGCGTCTCATTGCCGGGAAAGGCCGGAAAGGGCCGCGCGTCCCAGGCCCAGGCAAAGGCGCGGGCCATGTCGATCATGGTGCCGCCATATTCTTCGGAAATCGGGTTGTTGGCCGGATCGCCCCAGAATTCGGTGACCGCCCTCAGGTATTGCCGCTGGATCAGTTCGTCCCGCCGGCCATTGGAAAACCGCGGCAGGCTGCTTTCGCTGGACTTCGGGTCGAGGAACTTGTTGGGCTGGTTGCTGCCCTTGTCGACGGCGGCGCAGCCGAATTCGGTGAACCACACCGGCTTGCTCTGTGGCACCCAGGCGGTTGAACCCGCCTGGCGCACGCCGCCGATGCGGTCATGGTGCTTGTGCTCCCACCAATTGCGGATGTCCTTGTAGCGAAACACCCAAGGCTCGTCATGGGCGCCATCGCTGATCGGTTCGCGGCGCTGCGCCGCACGCGCCTCGGGCGTGTCGTAATACCAGTCATAGCCTTCGCCGCCCGCGACATTGCCGCGCAGATAGTCGAGGTTGTAGATCGCACCGAAAGCGGCATCGGCGTGGTCATCGCCGGCGCGCCAGTCCGACAGCGGCATGTAATTGTCGATCCCCACGAAATCGATATTGGCATCGCTCCACAGCGGATCGAGATGGAAATAGGCGTCGCCCGATCCGTCCTGCGGGTGATAGCCGAAATACTCCGACCAATCGGCGGCATAGCCGATCTTCACCCCCGGCCCGAGGATCTCGCGCACATCCGCCGCAAGCTGCACCATCGCCGCCACCGCCGGAAAACTGCCACCCGCGCCCCGGATCTGCGTCAGCCCGCGCATCTCGGATCCGATGCAGAAGGCATCCACCCCGCCAGCCGCCGCACAAAGCGCGGCATAGTGCAGGATGAAACGGCGATAACTCCATTCCTCGGGCCCGTTATAGGTGACCGTCTTGCCGATCACCTCATCCGTGCCGCCCAGCGCAGCGATCACCCCGCCCGAGGTCGCACTTTGTCCGTCGATGGCAAAATCCCCGACCTGCGCCGTACCAAAGAAGGTCGCAACCTCGGCCTCAGCCGCCGCTGTGCCATCCGGGCTGCCGGGCAGCCCCGGCGCGGCCGAAGTGGTGATCCGCCCGCGCCACGGCAACACCGGCTGATCCATCGCTGCGCCGTAGGGGTCGGGCAGGCCGTTGGCCGACATCTGCTCCATTAGGATGAACGGATAGAACATCACCGCCTGCCCGCGCGCCTGAAGCGCCCTGATCCCCTCGAGCACCGCGCCGTCGGACGGGGTGCCACCATAGACCGGCGTGGCATCGCTCTCCTGCACCACGGTTTCGGCCGCGCTCCGCGCCAGTCCGCTGACCCGCCATTTGGCGCCGCGCCCGTCAAACTCGGTCTGCTCGACCTTGGGCCGCAGGCTGCACGCTCCGCAGCGCAGGTCATCGCCGAACCAGCTCACCACCAGCGAGGTTGCGCCCATGTCGGGGCATTCCGCGACCAGCTGGTCGAGCGAGGTGTCGAGATCGCTGCGCCCCGAGGGCGTGTTGACATTGGCCATCCGAGACTGGCCCGCGCCATAGCGATAGGCCACCGGCGTGGTGGCCAGGGCATATTCGCCGGTGCCGGGAATCAGCGCCACGCCGCGCAGGTTGTGCGGCACCTCTGCCGGCCCCTCGGGCGTGTCGGTCTGCACCGGCTTGGTCACCTCGAAGCTGAACTGCGGCACCCGGTTGCCAAAGGGCGAGAGGTCAAGCTCTTCCAGCACCACATAGGCGGTGCCGCGATAGGCCGGCACCGCGCCGCTGCCTTCGATCGCCTCGATCTTGGGATCGGGCAATTGATCGGCGCTGCCGGGATAGACCTTGAGGTTCAGATCCTCGGGCGAGATTTCCTCGCCATCGGCCCAGATCCGGCCAATCCCGGTGATCTCGCCCTCGCAGATCGCAATCGCCAGGCTGACCGAATAGGAATAGGTGGTTGTTGTCACCTCGGGCTGCGCGGGCGCGCCCTTGCCACCGCCGCCGCCACTGGTCTCGGTATCCACATGTTCGGTAAAGGCGCTGGCCCAGATCACATGCCCCGACATCCGCGTGCGGCCATAGCTGCGCGCCACCGGCGCGCCCTCACCGGCGCGATTGACCCGAAACCGGTCGATGCGGTTGCCCTCGACCACCACCTCCGATCCCTGCCCCATCAGCCGCTGGTCGATGGCGCGCCCGATCGAGGCGCCGACGAACCGGCCGACAGCGGTCATCGACAAGCCCAGGAACGTGCCGCCGACGGCGCTGCCAAGCGCGGCACCGGCGGCGGAAAGAACGATTGTCGCCATCAGGTCGTCTCCTCTGGAAAGGCAAATCGGGCCGCGATGCGCCGCGCCCAGGGGCCGCTCAACGGGCTCTCGATCACCCCGTGACCGCTGTAGGAATGGATGAAACTGGCCGCCGCACCGGTGCGCGCCTGAAGGCCTAGATGTTTGGCCACCGCTCCCTCACGCATACGAAACAACAGAACGTCGCCCGGCGCCTCGGCGGTGCGCGACTTGGCGCGCAGATGCCGGCGGGCGGCCTGCCACAGCCGCTCTTCGCCCTGCGGCTCGGACCAGTCGCGCGAATAGGCCGGGGCCGCTTCGGGCTCGGCTCCGATTACCTCGCGCCACACCCCGCGCAACAGCCCGAGACAGTCGCAGCCTGCCCCCCGGACCGACGCCTGGTGCAGATAGGGCGTGCCGATCCAACGCCGCGCCGCGGCCACCGCCCTCTCGCCGCCGCTCATCTCCGGCTCCCGCCGGATTTCGCCCCGGCCCGCGCCGGGTTGACGATCAGCCAGTCGTCCTCGGGCACATCCGGGAACCCCCGGAAATTCAGCAGATTGTTGAACTTGAATCGACAGGTTTCGAGCCGCTTGTCGCAGCCCGCCGTCAGCCGCACCAGATCGCCCGCAGCCATCTGCGCCCGAAGCGGTGCCCAAAGCTCGATCCTGCGCCCGGCCCCCTCCGTACTGTCGCGCTTGATCGGCCCCGAGAGCCCCTTGGCCGTGCCGGAAAGCACCTCCATCCGCCCGCGCTGAAACCACTCCGGTTCAAAACCATTGTCGGTAAACACCGCCACGCTCGAGGTCTCGTCGACCTCCTGAACCGCGCCTTGCCAGTGATAGCCGGGCGTCGTCAGGTCAAAGCCGCAGGCCCGATCCCCCAGCACGGCGGTGCAGGGCGACTGGTAGACCCGCCCGAACGGCCGGTTCAGCGCCTCCGCCAGCCCACGCAGCTCGGCCTCGAAGGCACCGTCCACCCGCCGCATCTCGCCGATGGTACCGCGAAACAGCATGTGCCGCTGGGCCACGTTCTTCCAGTTCACCAGCCAGGCTCGCACCGTTGCCCCATCATAGCGCCCGGCGAGGATATCCGCCTCGGTGATCGCCGCATCTGACAGCGCCCCCACCGCCTCGGAATTGTCGACCGAAAGCCCGGTGCCCTGCTGAAACGCCATGGCCGACAGCCCGGTATCGGCGCGAAAGCTCAGCCCCTCGAAATCCAGCGTGCGGTCATGATCGGTAAAGCCGAACGCCACGCCATCGGTGCGGTCGATCGCCCAGGCCCGGCACAGCGTCGTCAGACCGCTTTCCAGATGCGCTGCCAGCGCCTCGGAAAGCGCCCTCACAGCCGCACCTCCACCACCGGCACCGAGGGCACCTCGCCCGCCTGGAACGAGGCCACAGAGGTGGCAATCCGGTCGGTGTCAAAGCGCACCGGCACGTCAAATTCGAAGCCCGCGGTGATCTCCACGTCCTGCAAGGGCGGCGTGGCAAAGGTAACCAAGCCGCTGGACACGTCCACCTCGTAGTGCACGCCTTCCTGCAATTCGTCGCCCTGCACCCCCATCCGCACCGTGCCCTGCACCGGCTTGGTGATCCGCCGGGCGTATGCGGCAGCGCCGGATCGATAGGTCTTGATCAGCGGATAGGTGACCGAGGCGCCATCGCCCAGGGCAATCACCTGGTCGCGATAGGCGACCTCCTTGCTCGGCAGCGCCGATTTGTAATCCGACCAGTCCTTCCAGCGAAAGCCGTACATCTGGCCCTGACGCGCCTCGAAAAACCCGATCAGCCGCTCGATATCGTCAAGCGAGCGCAGCCCGACCCCTGCGTCATACCGCCGGCGCGATTGCGCCCAGGGCGTGTTGCGCTCTTCGAAGCCATTCGCCAGCGTGACGATATCGGTCCGCCGCTCCGGCCCGCCGACCGAGCCAAAGCTCAGGTTGGCGGGAAACCGTACCTCGTGAAATGCCATCGTCTCCCCTCCCCGGTTACCTGTTGCGCGTGCCGCGTGCGAGCACCCGGCTCATCTGCGCCGCGATCTGGCTCTGGCTGCGCTGGAAGCCCTGCGCATCCGGCGTCTGGATGTTCATCACCACGTTGATCGGGCCGGCGCCGCCCTGGGCCTGCACCCCGAGCTTGCCGTTCGCCCCCCGGGCCAGCGGCATGATCGCTTCCGGCCCGGCCTCGCCCATCAGCCCCATGCCGCCGCGTATCGGAAAGACCACCGGGCCGCTGACGATCCCGCCATTGGCAAAGGGCGTCACCCGCCCCTGACTGAAGGCACCGCCTTTCTCGAACGGCACAAGAGGCGTCAGCGCACCGCCCAGAAGCGCGCCGAAGTGATCGGTCACCGGTTTCACTGCCGCGTTAAAGGCGGCGTTGATCATCGACTTTCCGACGACCCCCAGCGCATCCGACAGGTTCATCCCATCGAGGATCACGCCGTCGATCGCCTTGCGCAGACCGCCCGAAAGTGTCGTGCCCAGCGAACGTGCCTGATCGCCTGTCGCGGCAAACGTCTGGTGTATCCGCTTGAGTTCGCTGTCGAACCCGGCCGCCAACGCGCCCGCCGAGCCCAGCGATTGCGCCAGTGCGTCGACCTGCATATCGAGATCGTCCAATCCGTCCAGTTCCGCCATCACTCCGTTCCTTTCTCATCGTCCGGGAAGGCCGCGATCAGCTGATCCAGCCGGTCCCGGGTCAGCGCGCCACCGCCGCCGCCCACACCCAGCATCAGCATCAACTCGACCGGGGTCAGCGCCCAGAATGCCGCCGGTGTCAGCCCCAGCCCGCGCAGGCCCGCGGCCATCAGTTTGGGCCAGTTGATCCGGCTCACCTCTCCTGTGCCTCCGGCAGCATGAAGGCCCGCGCCAGAAGCTCGGCCGCCGCGCGCGCCGCGCCCATCGGCCCGCCGGCAATCTCGGCCCGCACCAGATCGCGCGGCCCGCCCTGCCAGCCGCCGCCCCGCAGCCCGGCCACGATCAGCGCCAGCACGTCGCGGCTTGAAAACCGCCCCGCCTCGAACCGCGCCACCAGATCGACCAGCGCTCCTTCCTCCAGCGCCTCTTCCAGCTCGGCCAAGGCGCCCAGTGTCAGCTTGAGCACCTGCGCCTCGCCATCGATCACCAGCGTGACCTCGCCCCGCCACGGATTGCCCATGGCTCAGAGCGCCACGAAGGTCAGCGCGCCAGCCGAGGCAAGCGAAAGTTCATATGTGGCCTCGCCGTCATGGCTGCCGGCATATTCCAGGCTGGTCACCTGAAAGGGCCCTTCGACGGTGCCGAAATCCGGGATTATGACCTGAAAATTCGGCACCTCGCCGTCAAAGAAGATCTGCCGCGCGCGTTCGTCGGTGCTGTCGTCCTTGAAGATGCCGGCGCCCGAGATCGCCGCGCTTTTCACCCCGGCACCTCCCAGCAGCTCGCGCCAGCCCCCGGCGCTTTCCAGCGAGGTCACATCGACCGGTTCCGCATTGAAGCTGATCCGCGAGGCACGCAGGCCCACCATGGTTTCGAATTGCCCAGCGCCGCTGAGATCGACCTTGATCAAAAGGTCCTTGCCGTTTTGAGCCGCCATATCGCGTCCTCCGATAAAGAATGTCAGTTGTCTTCCACTCGGGCGCGAAAGATCATGTCAATCCGCCGCGTGCCGTCGCTTCGGTCCAGCGTCGCCTTGGCCTGTCGGAACCAGAGACCGACAAGACGCCCGCGGCTCAACGCCGGCGGCACAGCGTCCAGCGCATCGCTCACCGCCGCCGCCGCCTCCTTGGCCTGCTGAAAGCCCTGGGCGTCAGAGATCACCGAAATCCGCAGATCATGCGCCGCCCCCCGGCCCGTCATGTCCGACCGGTCGCGCGCCGTTTCGGCGCCCAGCGTCACATAGATCGCGGGCAGCGTCCCCGCCGGCACCGCATCATAGACCGCCGTCCCGACGATCGCGCCCAGCGCCGTATCGCCAGAGAGCTGGCTGTACACCGCCGCCTGCAAGGCGGCCGCCACCGCATAGCTCATGCCGCCACCTCCTCTTCGGCAAAACACGTGAGATACCGGGCATCGGCGCCCTTCTCTGCCACCGCCTCGATCCGCCAACTCCGTGTTCCCTCGCGAAACCGCTGGCCTGCCACCGGCCGTTGCGGATCGCCCACCGGCGCGGCCCGCACCACGATGCGATAGCCGGTCAGAGAGCTGGGCCCCGCCTCACCCCGGGCAAATCGTCCGCTGCGGGCGGTGATTTCCGCCCAGAGCGTGCCCTGCGGCAGCCACAGTCGGTCAAACCCGCCGGCGCCGTCCGGCACATCCTGCGGCGCCTCGAGCACCAGCGCCCGATTGATCCGCGGCGCGCTCATCCCAGGCCCCCTGCGACGAAACCTGCCCGCATCATCCGGTAGCGTTCGATCAGCGTGGTCACGCCAAACGGCATGCAGCCCTGCCCCAGCGCCGTCTCGTCGCGGTATTCGTAGTAATGCGCCGCCAGCAGCATCACCGCCTGCCCCAGATCGGCCGGAAGCCCGGCCCAGTCCGGCGCATATCCCGCACTGAAGGCCACGGCCGCGCTGCCCCCTGCCGGGATCACCGGCAGACAGTTCCCGGTGGCGCGCAGCTGCGGCGCCTGGGCATCGGGGCGCAGCCGGTAATCGCCCGGGTCCACCACCTCCGCCGTGCCCGCTGCATCGGTGATCGTGACCGAACTCACCGCCGTCACCGGCGCCACCGGAAGGCGCTGGGCCGCCGTTTCTCGCCAACGCTCCACCGTATAGGTGAACGGCCGCAGGATCAGCGCCTTGCCGGTGCGCGCCTCGATCGCCGCGATTGCCGCGCGCAGAAAGCTTGCCAGCACCGCATCCTTCACGCCTGCCCCGGCAAAGCCGCTGCCCAGCCGCAGATGCGCCTTGAATTCCTCGACCGGAAGCGCCGCCAGGGGCACATTGGTCTCTTCTACCAACATCATTTCGGTAACTCCGTCTTCGGCCCCCACGGCCCCATGCTTTCCCGCCGTCCGGTTTCAGGCGCGCGCCACCCACGTTGCTCGAACGGAGGGGAGCAGCCAGACAACGCAGGTCAACCGACGCGCGCCCGCCGAAGGGCCTCGCCCCCCGGCCTCACCGCCCCGGATTACGAGACGGCGAAGCGCAGCACCTTGATCGCGGCAAAGTCGCTCACGTCCCCACCCACGCGTTTGGTGGCGTAGAACAGCACGTTCGGCTTGGCGCTGAAGGGGTCGCGCAGCACCCGCAGATCGGGACGCTCGGCCACGGTATAGCCCGCCGCAAAATCACCAAAGGCGATGGAATCGGAGCCGCTGGCAATGTCCGGCATGTCCTCGGCGATCAGCACCGGATAGCCCAGCAGCCGCGCCGGCTCGCCCGCCGCAAGACCGTCCGACCACAGGAAGCGCCCGTCACCATCCTTGAGCTTGCGCACCTCGCCGGCGGTTTTCGAGTTCATCACGAAGGTGCCATTGGCGCGGTACTCCGCCCCCAGCGCATAAACCAGGTCGATGATCGCATCGCCATTGCCCAGCGCGCTGTCGAGACCGGTCGGCACATAGCCGATATTGCCCCAGGCCCAGATGTCATTGTCCACCACCGGATGGGTCAGAAAGCCGGTCGGCTTGTCGATGCCGTCACCGCTGACAAAGGCCGCCGCCTCGGCGCGGGCAAATTTCTCGGCGATGCGCCCGGCCAGCCAGCTCTCGATGTCAAAGGCCGCATCGTCCAACAGCCGCTGAGACGCCTTGGGCAGTGCCGAGAGCTCATGCAGCGGAATGGTGATCCGGTCGATGGTCGGCGTACCGGTCTCGGCGCTCGCCGCGGTCTCGCTGGCCCAGCCGGCGCCCAGATCGGTGGTATCGACCAGCACGTCATAAGAGGTCGCTTCGACATTCACCACGCTGGCCACCGCCCGGATCGACGCGCCGGAATGCAGCACCGACTTGATGGTCTCCGACATTTGCGGACCGACCAGATAGCCGCCATCAGAATTCACCGCGGTCGACATGCTCTTCTGGTCCAGCTCCAGCCCGCGCAGCCCGTCGTCATCACCCGAGCGCAGATAGGCGTCAAAAGCCTTCTGATGCGGTGCGTCGTAATCGGTCGCGGCAAGCGCCGGGCGGGCCGCAGCAAGGGTCTTGCGTTCAAACATGGTCATTTTCTCTTCCTGCTTCTGAACTCTGGTTTCGATCTCGGCCCGAAAGGCCTTCAACTCGGTGACAAAGCCGCCAACCGCGGTCTTCATCTCCTGCGCCGGGGACAAAGGATCCCCGCCCGCTGCCTCTGCATCGGTCATTTCCATCCGCTTCTCCTGTTGTCCCGCGCTAGCTGTTGCGCGCGATCTCCTGGCGCGCCGCCTCGAAAACCGCGGCCAATTCCCGCAAGGTGTCGTCCGGGCGCTCGCCCTTGGCCGCCACCCGCGCACTGGGCAGCATCGGAAAGGTCACCAGCGACACCTCCCAAAGCTCCAGTTCCTGCAAGAGCCTCTTGCCCTTGTTGGGGCCCCTGTCCGATGTCACCGCTTTCCGGGTGCGATAGCCGATCGACAGCCCGTCGATCGCCCCTGCCGCCAAAAGCGCTGCCGCCTCGCGTCCCTTCGCAACCGTCTCCAGAATGCGCCCCTTGACGAAAAGCCCGCGCCCATCCTCGCGCACCTCGTCCCAAACGCCGATCGGCTGCGCCGGGTCATGCTGCCAGAGCATCCGCACCTGCCGCCGCTCCGCCGTCAGCCGCTTCAAAGAGGCCGCATAGGCCCCTTCGGCCACCACATCTCCGCCCTGATCGCAGGCTCCGAACAGGCTCGCATAGCCCTCGATCACCTGCCCGTCGGTCACGCTCAACCCGGTGTCGAACCGCGCAAATTTCGTCTCTAGATCCATATCCGTCTCCACATGTGCCGCCGTCGCAAGCCGCGCTCCGGTGGCCGGGCTTTCGTCCGGCGCCCCGCCTACCTCACTGCACCACCAACAGGCTCTGAAACGCCTGCCCGACAATCGCCGCCGCCACCCCGTAGACCGCCAGCCACAGCCGCCGTTCCAACCGCTCCAGCAGCGCCTCCATCCGGTCGAGCCGTTTGGTCATCGCCGCAAACTGCAACTCCGCCACCCGCTCATGTGCCTCCAGGCGCAGCGCCGGCGCGCAATCGAAAGCCTCGAACCCTGGACGCTCACCCATCCTCGGGCTCCGCCGGCAGCCCAAGCAGCCGCCGCTTTTCCGCATTGCTCAGGAACTCCGCGGTGCTCACCCGCGCCCATTGCGCCTCGCGCTCCGCCGCCAGGGCCGGCACCTGGTCGAGATCGGGCTTCAGCGCCACCGCCTCGCCGCCAAATTGCACCAGCCAGGCCGAAATCGCCGCCGTCACCCGCGCCGCCAGCGGCAGCACCGTCAGGCGATAAAACGCCCGGTGCGCCTCCTGGTAATTGGCATAGGTCGCCTCCCCCGGAATGCCGAGCAGCATCGGCGGGACACCATAAGCCAGCGCAATCTCGCGCGCCGCCGCATCCTTGGTCTTGTGAAACTCCATGTCTGCGGGCGAAAACCCCATCGGCTTCCAGTCCAGCCCGCCTTCCAGCAGCATCGGCCGCCCGGCATTGCGCGCGCCCTGATGGTTTGTCTCGATCTCATGGCTGAGCCGGTCGAACTGCTCGGCGCTCATCGTGCCGGAGCCATCGGCACCGCGATAGACAATCGCCCCCGAGGGCCGCGCGGCGTTGTCCAGCAACGCCTTCGACCACCGCGAGGCCGAATTATGCACATCCAGCGCCTGCGCTGCGGCCTGCATCGGCGCCATGCCGTAGTGGTCGTCCTGCGGATGAAAGCTCTTGATATGACAGATCGGCGAAACCGGCCCGCTCACGTCGAACCGATGCTTGCGCCCGCCCACGGCATAATCATAGGCCACCGGCCAGCCATCCCGCCCCGGCACCAGCGACATCCGGTCAGAGCGCAGCACATGCAGCTCCAGCGGCAGCCCGTCATCACCGGCCACGGCCTCGACATAGCCATTTCCCGACAGCAAGAGATGGCCGTAAAGCGTCTCGAGCAACTCCGCCCGCCCCTGCGCCGGGTTGGGCCGGGTGATCAGGTCCAGCAGCGGATGCACCTCATAACGCCGGTCGGCGTCCTGCAATACCAGCGGCAGGGCCGCCGCCGCCTCGGAAATCAGCTTCACCGCGCGAAAGCCTACCGGATTGCCGGCAAAACCCGCCTTGGTCAGCGACACCGTATCGCGCGGGCTCCAGGCCACCCGGCCCGCGCCCTGCCAGGCCACAACCCGCCCCGTGGCGCTGGCCTTGGTCTCGCCCGCGCTCTCCGCCTTGTTGTCCCGCCGCAGAAAATCAAACATCGCGTCCCGTGCTCCTTCATCGCCCTTCGGGCATGGCGCGGCCTGCTCCGGGGCCGCATCCGGCCCGGCTGGCATCGCCGTGTCGTCTTCGGAATTCAGCGCAGCCGCGCCATTTCATCTTGCCCCGCAAACGCCCGCCGGAGGCTCCCCGGCCTGACGAGACCACTCTGCTACGAAAAGGTTAAACCCGCTTGATCACAGCGTACGCACCTGCGGCCGCTGTCTTTCCTGCGCCGCGACAACCAGCTCCGTCAGCGCCCAGACAAGCGCGTCCACCCGGTCCGGGCTGCCCTTGCCCTCGAAGCCGCGCAGCGCCATCAGGCACATCTGCTCTTCCAGCGCCGCCAGCCCCGCGCCGTGAAACACCCGGCCCTGCTCATAAAGCGCCGCCACCGGTTCCGCCCGCGCCACCTTGCCGCGACTGGCATGCACTGCGGTATAGGCCACCGCGCCATCCTCCTGCCGGATCACGCTCTCGACCAGCGCGCCGCCCTGGTTGACCTCGGCGACGATGCGATCGGCCCGATGCTCGCGATAGGCCCGCACCGCGCGCTCGGCCCAGGTCTTCGGGCTCGCCGCCGCGACGCTGGCATCCTCCAGCACATGCACCTCCCACTCCTGCACCGGGCCGCACATCCTCACCCCCGCCACGACGATGCCGCAGGCGTCAGAGCCGGAATGCCCGCTCACCGGCGGATCGACGGCCACCACGATGCGATCAAGCTCCGGCACCTTGCGCCCGCGACAGCCATCCAGCATCTCATGCGTCCAGAGCGCGCCCTCGAGATCTGTCAGCATCTCGCCATCGAGCTCCTGCCGCGCCAGCCGTGTGTCGCGATAGCGGTCGCGGACTTCGCGCAGGAAGGATTCCGCCAGATGCGCCCGGTTCGCCTCGGTCGGCGCCCGCGTCACCACCGTCGACGGCGAATCCAGCAGCGTCTTCAACACCTCCGCATTGCGCGGCGTCGTGGTCACGCAGACCCGCGGATCGTCGCCCAGCCGCAGGGCAAACTGCAACATGTCCCAGGTGCTCTCGCCATTGGGCCATTTCGCCAGTTCGTCCACCCAGGCCGCATCAAACTGCGGGCCCCGCAGCGCCTCGGGGTCATTGGCCGAAAACGCCTTGGCCTCCGCTCCATTGGGCCAGACCAGGCGGCGCTTGCTGGCCTCCCATTTCGGCACCCGGTCGGGCGGCGAACAGGCAAGAATGCCGCTGTCGCCAAAGATCATCACGTCGCGCACCTGGTCATAGGTCTCGCCCACCAGAGCCACCCGCGCGGCGCGCCCCGCATCCCTCGGTCGCGCCCCTTCCACCATGTCGCGCACCCATTCCGCACCGGCCCGGGTCTTGCCCGCACCGCGCCCGCCAAGGACCACCCAGGACCGCCAATCGCCCTCGGGGGGCAATTGGTGCGGATGGGCCCAGAACTCGAACAGGAAAGGGAGAGCCAGAAGCTCTCCCTCGCTGAGGCTATCGAGGAACTCGTCCTGCACCGCAGCACTTGCGCAGCTTAGCAAGACGGCACCCGATCTCAGATCGTGCCCTTTCAAGGTCGATCCCATATGCGCCTTCGATAGCGGCTTCTCTTCGTGCATATTCAGCAAGTTGCGCCTCCGTTTCCATCGCCAGCTTCATCCAGCCGCGAATTTCCGCGAGCGTCTTGCTGACATCCTTGAGTGCTGTGACCTCCCCGCTCCGCACCTGTTGCTTCAGGTCTCTGAGCGCCGCCTCGAAGTCTTCGAGACTTTCCCGAACGACCAGAAGTTTGCCTTCCAGGCGGTCGACTTCCTGTTTCGCGGTGATGAGTGTCATTGATACGTCACCTTCCATGCTGGGATTGCCCCCGCACGAGCGACACAAAAAAACGGCCGCCCGGGTTTCCCCGGGGGCCGTTTGCCCATGTCTTCCAGCATGTCACAACTTATAGGAGAAACCGTTCGCCAAGTCAAGGCAAAGTGAGTTAACGCTTTGTTACCGCACCGTTTTCCGCATCGACAGGCACCAATCCCAGACCGCTTCCACCTCCGGCCGCAGCGCCACATCGTTGCGGGCCAGCAGATAGAAATGCCGCGCGCCCAGGTAGTCACCCGGCCAGACCTGAACCAGCCGTCGCTCGGCAATGTGCCGTTCCACCAGCACCTCCGGCGCCAGCACAACGCCCTGGCCCATGGCCGCTGCATCGATGGCAAGCGCGGTCTGACTGAACTTTGCGCCGCGCTGCGCGCGCTCTCCCGACAGTCCGAGCACCTGGTCGAAAAACTCCGGCCAGCGGCCATGCGGCTCATGCAGCAAAGTGGCACGCTCCGGCGCCGCACGCGCCAGCCCGGCCACCTGCGGCGCCGCCACCGCGATCTGCCGGTTTTCGAACAACAGCTCCGCCCGCAACGCGGCGCCAAAAGGCGCGCGCCCCTGCCGGACCGACAGATCCACAGGATCTGAGTAAAAACTCGCGAGCCGCTCGGTCGCACGGATCTGAAGCTCCACATCCGGATGCGCCTCGGTCAGCGACCGCATGTTGGGGATCAGCCAACAGGCGGCAAAACTCGGAGTAACGCTGATCGTCACCTCGGCGGTCGCCGGCTGCAACCGCGCCGTTGCGGTCTCGATGCTGGAAAACGCGCGTTCCACCGCCTCGTGATAGGCGCGGCCGGCGGCGGTAAAGGCCAGATCGCGGTGGCGGCGCTCGAACAATTGCACCTGCAACCGCGCTTCCAATGCCCGCACATGCTGCGCCACCGCGCCCTGGGTCACGCCCAGTTCCTCCGCCGCGGCGCGAAAGGTCATGGCCCGGCCCGCCGCTTCAAAGGCCCGCAATGCATTCAATGGCGGTAGATTTCTCATGCCAATAGTTTTCCTACAGTCACGCAGGCCATCATCTGGCTTCACGACACGCCTTGCCTGCCGCATATCTACCACATCCAAACCGCAGGAAACAGGAATTCTACAATGAGCCGATCCCTTACCGCCCAGGACCTCACCCATTCCGCCCGGCACGGCATCACCCGGGCCGCGCCTGTCACCGTGATCAAATGGCTCGCCTCGATCTTTCAGATCATGGGGTATGCCGCCACCGGCTTCGGCCTCGTGCCGTGGAACATCTACCTGTTCCTGCTCGGTCTGATCGGCTGGTTCGTTGTCGGATTGCTATGGAAAGATCGTGCCGTGATCCTGATCCACGTCATCGCCTTCGGCTCAATGGTGGCCGGAATCTTCGCCGCCTGA